GCTACTCTTTATGAATATAATAAAGGACTAAGAGAGCATTATGATTATAAAGATGCTATGTTTGTAAACAGTTTATTCAAAGATTTTATGTGTGACAATGGTTTAAAAGTTTGGAACGGTGAATTTACAAGAGATTTAATTTGTATGGAATTTAATTTTGGGACAAGATCTTATGAAGACGAAATTAAACATATTAAAAAGATAGCTAAAAAGGCACGTTTAGAATATAAAAAAGCAGCTAGTTCAAAAAGTAAAAAATTGATGGATATTCAATTTAATAAAAAGAATAAAATTATGCAATTGTATCGTTTTGCAAACAAACACAAAGATGAATATTTTCAATTGTCAGCAGATAATATTCGAGAAGAATTTTATAAAAACGGTGTTGATGTTGAATATATTACCAGAAAACGTTCAGGAGAAATAATCAAAAAAGAAGTAATACATTATAAGATGCTATATAGAAGTACTGGTAAAGCAAAAAAGGGTTCTTGTATGTTCATACGAGATAAATTATACAATAAAGCTTCTTCTTTCCTTAGAATGGGAATTAAACTTCCTAAAAAAAATGCAGATATAGTTGGAATCAATGCATACTCTCCTCTTATAAGTAGTGGTATTGTAGGTAAGGTTAAAATAAATCCTAAAAACATCTTAGTTTTAAAAGACGTAGATAGATTTTTTACTACAAAAGTTGTTTCTGTTGAAACTGATAAGAATAAGCGTTGTATCGCAAAAACTATTGAAAATTATAAATTAAAAAACACGTTATTTGATGGACAGGCATTAATTGATTCAAGTATTTTCCCTGATTGGGGAAATGGGTATGTTCTTTTACGTCATCATTTTTGTAAGATGGCTGCCTTTTGTAGTAATATTCAATTGTTTTTCCGTGATTATTTCGGCGAAGAATATTATACCGCCACAGTTGAAGATATGTGGGGAAACAAACATTACGTAAAAGATATTGAATTAATTACTACTGACAATGCTATGAAATGGATTAAGTATAATGTTTCTTATGACTATTGGTGTAATAAAGTATATGAAAATGGCTGTATGTTTGGAATTGTTAAAACTGCCCATTGTAGTAAATTAGGAAATGTTCAGAGAATGAGTTATCAAATGGTTAACTCTTTAAATATTGATACTATGAATGAAGTTTGTAAAGAAAGTATTAAATATATTAATAAGTTAAAAACAGATGATGATTTCTTTTTAGATTATTTAAGAAAGAATATTAATTTTTCAAATGATTATGAGGTATTAATGGCTTTATGTAATCAAAATAAAGATTTTTTAAGAAGTTCATATTTTAGAGAACGAAAGAAAGCTATTATTATGAATTATGTTTTAAATTTTAAAAGCGGAAAGATAATTCAAAATGCTGATAATCTTGTTATTGTTGGTTCTCCTTATGCCATGCTTTTGTACGGAGCTACTGGAAATCCTGATATTGTTGATGAAGATGATACTTTTTCTGTTGAAGATTTAGCAATACAATGTTATACAAGTAGATTTGCAGATGATGAATATCTTGCAGAATTTCGAAGTCCGTTTAATGGGAAATATAATTTAGGATATTTACATAATATATATGACGAAAGGTTTAATAAGTATTTTAATTTTTGCGACCAGATTATTGCAATAAATATGAATGGTACAGATTTCCAAGATCGTAACAATGGATCAGATCAAGATTCTGATAGTATTTATACTACAAATCAACCTCAAATTGTTGACCATGCAAAAAAATGCCAAATGTTATACCCAACAATTGTAAATAATATTCCGAAAGATTCTAATATATATAATAATACTATGGAAGATTTTGCTAAACTTGATAATAAATTGGCAGCTTCACAATTAGACATTGGGGAATCAAGTAATTTAGCTCAACTCGCACAAACTTATGACTGTACTTTTGGAAATCAAAAATACAAAGACTATGTGTGTATTTTAAGTGTCTTGGCACAAATTGCAATAGATAGCGCAAAACGTTTATTTGATGTAGATGTTAGTTCTGAAATTAGACAAATCAAAAAGGACATGAATGTTAAAGAAAACAAATATCCTTCTTTTTGGAAAATAATTCATAGAGATTTTAAAGATAAAAACATAAATCACGATTTATTATGTCCTATGAATTATTTATACAATCTAAAGCTTGACCAATTTAGGTCAAATCAATCTACTATTCCAATAGAGTATTTTTTCAAAAAATTTAAACTAGAAAAAAACAGAAAAACTTGCAAAAAGGTTGAAGATATAATTGAAACATACATTAATAAGTCATCAAGTAATTTTTGTTCTGATAATGAAGATGCATATTTTCTTTTAAAGATGGATTTTGATAATATGATTAATGATATTACAAGAATATATGTATCAGGAAATTATATTGGATTATTTAGTTGGTTAATTGATCGTGCCTTTTGTTTGTCAATTGCACAAAAGCAAAATCAATACAAATTAAAGTCCACTATAAAAAAAAGACGTTCAATTTTAATTAAAGCATTGTACAGTATAAATAGTGCAAATTTACTAAAATGTTTTTCTAATAATTGTTGATTTTGCTCAAAAAATGGCTGTTTTTAGGGACACCTAGACAAATTTAACCTCTGGAATTGCCCATTTTTAGGGCATTTTTCACAAGTTCGTTAAGTTGCATAATGAGGAGAAAGAACTTTTATTGTTTTAGTACCTCTCCGCTCATAAATGCAAATGCGGAATATAAATATGCAACAGCTGTTTAAAATAAAAAAGTTGCCTATAGGGCATCAATTACATACTGCGTCCTTCAGGGACATTAATTGTGTACATTTCATGTTGTACTCTTCTTTTCTTTTCGGTGACTGTACTATCGTTCTGATGGTATGGTTGCCGATTATTCTTTTAATCTCTTATAGCTCAGTTGGTAGAGCATCGCACTGTTAATGCGAAAGTCGTAAGTTCGATTCTTACTGGGAGAGCTTTCTACTTTTGTAGGACTGGTTGGTTTCGGATCAGGAGATGTTAAATCTTAAAAATAAACATGGTGACATGTATAAAGTGGTTTTGTCGTATTACAAAGCTGCGACTGTAGAAATATAGTTTAACGGAAAACACATAGGATTTATGCCTAGCCTTCTATTCAAGGACGACTGTTGGCGAATATGGTTAGGTAGGTATCTTGATATAGGTACTGTATTAACACAGAAATGTGGGGATAATCCATGTATAAATGGTACGAGTTCCGCAAGAATTAGTGCTGTTTAAATTATTATATAAACATCTTAAATCGAAAGATAGGTGTTTTGTAATGAAGTATTCCGATAGCAAGGAAGACAGGGTGGTGATGATTGGGCTGTATCCAAAAGATGCGGATGATCAAATGTACACCTCATCATCCATAATAAGTACATACTTTTGAAGAATATTTATATTTTAGATAAATAATAAAAAGAACAAATAATGATATTAATAGCAAAAGTGTGTGCGACCGCAAAGAGAAAAACAACTTATTCACCTGTAATATGGTGACATATAGCACTCGCAAGGTGTTACATGAGAAAGTACAAGTACGTGCAACTCTAATAGGCTGCAACCTATGAATCTCGCAAGGAAGAATGTGCAGAAAGAAAATCTATAATACTTTGTGGTAAGAGTTTGCCGATTATGTCAAAATCGGTGTTGTTGCTAACTACAAGCTAATCGCTTGTGTGATAAACTGTGTCCAACCACAGTAGATGTTAGTGTATTGAGTCAAATATCTCAGCTCATATTAAGTAAAAGTCTCGTGTTTTACACGGGATTTTTTATTTTGGCTAGTAGAACAATGGTAGTTCAACTCCCTGTTAAGGAGAAGGTTGTAGGTTCAAGTCCTACCTAGCCAGTTTTCTTCCACTTCTTGTGGAAAATATATTATAAAGGATGTGAATT